GTGGACAGCCGCTCGATCGTGTGGACGGGGATGCCCAGTTGCCGGCCGAGGGTGCTCATGGCGGCGCGGGCGACCCCGTCGGGCAGGTGCGGCAGCAGGCCCATGACCTCCTGCGACCGGGCCGCGATCGACGTGTACGGGTTGGCGCCGAAGTTCACCGCCGACACGTCGCCCCGGTCCAGGTCCACCGAGTTGATCCGGCACTGGTCGTAATCCTCGTTCCATTCCCAGTCGAGGATCATGAACGCGAACGACATCTCGGTGATGTTCTCGTCGTCGATCGCGGTCAGCAGATCCCGCACGTCGGTGCGGGCCGGGTTCACCAGGGCTTCCATGTGCAGGCCGCGCGGGTCGGCGTCGAGGGTCAGCGTCGGGGTCCCGCCCTTGGTGCGGGCCATCGTCACGCCCCGGTGGTTGGTCAGGAACGCCACGTCGGGGCCGGCGGCGAGGGTCGCGTCGAACGCCGTCGCGGCGATCTCCTCGGTGTACTCGCCCCACATGTCCCACATCGAATACGGCTGCTCGACGACGCTGGCGTACCCGTCGAGGCGCCGCAGTTCCTTCCCGGCGACGACCACCGGCTCGTGCCGGAACTGGGCGCGGAACGTCGCCATCCGCGCGCCGTCGTCAGGCTTGCCCCGGCGGCCGGGCATGTGATCGGCGCGGGCCTGGGCGCCGGCTGCGCGCAGCCCGGCGGCGTCCTCGGCGAAGTGCTCGGCGCGTCCCGCCTCGGGAGGGGTTCCGGCCATGACAGTCCTTTCCTTCGTTTAGCGGCCGGCCCCGATGGCCAGCCGGCGCCGGCCGGGAAGCTCCCGGGCGGTGAACGGGTTGCCCAGCGACGCCGATTGGTCGCCGCCGGGGTCGATCGGGTCGGTCGGGTCCTCGGACGGGTCCTCCCCCGGGCCGGAACCTTCCGGGTACGGCCCCTCGCCTTGCACGTTCCCCACCGGCGGCCAGAAATGGTCGAACTCGGCGACCTGCGCCGCGGTGAGCGCCGGCAGTCCCCAGTCCTCGCGGGCCTCGGACGGGGCGAGGGTGCGCGCGTCGATCCTGGCCCGCTGAAACAGGGCCTTGGCCATCGGGTCCATGCGGAACAGTTCGTCGGGCACGAACTGGCAGAACTGCCGGGCCGGCAGCAGCCCCGCCGACCACTTCCGTTCCCGGCGGACCAGCGCCGGGGACAGGTGCAGCACCAGGAACTGCGCGTTGCGCTGCCCGATGTTGGCATACGTCAGGTCGGTGCGGCCGGTGCGGGCCCCGGTCGGGGTGCCGTCGATCATGTCCACCGGCACATTCATGAACCGGGCCACGTCGGGGACGGTGGCGGCCATCGCGTCAAGCCAGTCCGCCGATGCTTCCTGGGCTTGCATCAGTTCGTAGTCCCAGTCGCTGCCATGGACGAACGGCTCACCGGCCGAGATCGACGCCCGCCACGCCTCCTTGATCACCGCCGTCTGCCCCGGCGGGATCACCTTGGCCGTGTTCTTTAGCCGGGCCTTGGGGATGCCGCCCTGGGCAAACCAGTTCGTCGCGAACTCCTGCACATTCAGGTACAGGCCCAGCGACCAGGCGGCGTAGGCGACCGGCGACAGGCCGACGTACAGGCCCGAGCTTGTGTACTGCTTTTCGTGCCAGATCATCTCCGGGTCATACAGTTTCCCGGCGATCCGGTACTTCCACAGCTTCCCGCCCCGGACCAGCACCGTGCATTCCTGCGACGGCTGCGCCTCAAGTTTGGCCGGCTGCCCGTACCCGTTGACCTCGGTGATGATCGCGATGTGGTTCCCGGCCCGGTCCAGGTCCAGCCGCGACGAGTACAGGTATTCCTCGATCGGCACTTCCGGGCCGCCGGGCGCCGACAGGATCATCGGCGTGTAGGACAGTTGGACCTGCTCCCCGGCGACCATCGTGTACGGCAGCAGCGGCAGGGTCGATTCCATGTCGGCGCGCAGGGTGAGCGCCCGCCACACCGCCGAGTGCCGCATGGCGGTGTCCTGGGTGACGGTCGGGCCGAGCCGCTGAAACGGGCGGGTCGGGATCAGGTCCATCGGCGAACTGATGCCCCACATGCCGAACGTCGGCCCCGGGTCGGACGCCCGGACCTGCTTGCCGGTCACCGACCTCGGCCCGGAGAACACACCCACCTAGCAGCCCCCGATCGACCGGAACGGCAGAGAATCGGGGACCGGCCGGAACGGGCCGTGCGCCGGGCACGAGGACCAGCCGGCCGACGAGCAGATCCGGCACCCGAGGTCGTAGCTCGCGGTGAACACCGGCGGCGCCTTGAACGCCTCAGGCACGAACCCCAGCGGCTGCCAGGCGGCCACGTCGCCGAGGATCTCGGCGACCCGGGCCTCGATCGCCTCGGTCGCGGCCTGGCGCTGCGCCTCGGTCAGCAGTTCCTCGCCGCACACGGGGGCTAGCTGCCGATACGCGAGTCGAGGCGGGTCATGAACCACGCGAACACGCCGAGCCCGGCCCACACGCCGAGCCCGTGGGCGAAGTAGTTGACCGCCCCCCCGACCGAGCACGACCAGGCGATCATCGCCGTCACGCCAGGAAGCGCCCTGATCGTCGTGGACGCCTTGACCTTCCCCCACGCACCCGCCGCCCACGGCCGCCCCTTGGCCGTCAACCAATTCTTGACACCTGACGGGCGAGAGTCCCCGGCCCCTAGTGCGTGGACGTCCGCCACCATCTAGCCTCCCTCAGTCGCGCACAGCGAGCCCAGCCGGCAATACGATGCCGGCCTGCTCGATCGCGCCCAGGTCGGCTGCCCTGAGAATCCCCAGCGACGCCAAGCGCATCAGGTCGGTCGGGCCGTACACGCCCATCTTGACGTACCGGATGACCTCAGTCACGTCATACCCGACCGACTCGCCCACATCGTAGTCAAGATCGCCGCCGAACCGCTTGTGCCCCCAGTGCGCATTCGTGACCGCGACGATCGTCGTGATGTCAATCGCCGCGCTGATCCGGTCCCACCCACGGCCCTCGCTGATCCGCCTCGTGTCCGCCCCGCCGACGGCCTTGCGGACAGCCGGGTCGCCGTACTCGGCGACCTCCGGGGGCTGCGCCCGCACCGCGTCATAGAACTGGCCGAACGCCTGCGCGACGTCCATCGCCCGCATCTGCTCGACCCGCAGGCCGGCGTCCTCAAGGTCGCCGATCAGCGACCCGGCGTCCGTCCTCGGGTCCACAACCCACGTCATCGGCCCGCGCCGGTGGTTGATCCCCACGGCTGCATCGACGACCCAGCCGGCGCCGCGCCGGTGGTCGGCGACCTCGACCGCACGCCGGCCGTCGGGCCGCATCCCGCACACCCCGATCGCGGCGCTGGCCCGCTCGGGGGCGACGTCGATCGCGGCGACCGGCCGTTCCGGGCGGATGCCGTCCCGCACCCGGATAGCGTCCCACATGCGCTCGCTGAACACCGCGAACGCGTCCTCGGCCGACGGGTAGTTTCCCACGCCGAGGACTTCCTGCGCCCACTTCTCGATACCCAGGTTGTCGCGGGTCGCCACGGCGATCTCATGCTCAAGGCGCAGCCCGTACCCGGGGTTCGCGGCGGCGATCGTCGCCTCGTCGTAGGGGTCCAGGTGGCCGGGGACCTGGCAGTCCCGGGGGCAATACTCGTCGTGCAGGATCACCGAGAACTCGGCGAAACACAGGCTCGTGCCGCCGCGCATCCCGTTGCGGCGCACCTTGGCCGACTGGGTCGATTCCTTCCCGATCCCCGCCGAGCCCATGTACCAGATCTGCGGGCCGGCCTGGGTCAGCCGGCCCCGCGCGCTCACCGACGGGATCATCGCCGCGCAGTCGTCGGCGTCGAGGACCATGTCCTCATCCAGCACGATCAGGTCCCCGGTGAACCCCCTAGCGGCCGACTTGGACCGGGCCAGGAACCGCAACCGCGGCGTCCTCGACACGGTCACGTCCCTGGCCCCGGACCCGGTGATGATCGTCGGCGTCGGGAACAGTTCGATGCCTTCCTCGCCGTGCGAGGCGGGAATCCGGGCCACCTTGCGGATCATCGACCGCGTGTTCTCAATCCTGGTCAGGATCCGCAGGTACTGCTCTTGGGCGGTGTTGAACCGGTGCGCCGAATGGATCATCAGTTCCTCGCCGAACACGAACAGGCCGCCCAGTTCCCGGGCCTCAAGGATCGCGCCTTTGCCGTTTTGCCTGCTACAGATCAGCTTGACAGCGAAGCTCGCCCAGCGGCCCTGCTCGGTCTCGCCGAGGGCGTGGATCAGGAACCACGCCTCCCACGGGTCCAGGACCAGGCCCGCCTCGGCGGCCTTTTCCATGCACTCCCCGCCGGCGCTGGTCACCCACTGCGGGCAGGTGAAATACGCCGGCCGCTGCACCCCGAACATCGACGTGCCGAACGGGTCACCCGGGGGGATATACGGCGCCAGCGGCGCGAACTCGGCCGGCAGTTCGGCCCACGGGTCGCCCAGCCACCCGGCCGGCACGTCGAGGACAGTCACCCCCGCTGCGCCGCCGCCAGCCGGGCCGCCGACCGGCGCTCGGCCCGGCGCCGCGCCAGGTCATCCCGGTCATCCTCGGCCGGCGCCGGCCCGGCCGGGTTCCGCCTCGACCTGTCCGCATTCAGGGCGAGCAGTTCCGACCGGCGCTCGGACAGCCGGATCACCCGGTCAACCGCCCGCAACGCCAGCAAACCGTCGCGGGCGTCCGACGCGCGGATCAGGATCTGCTGCACCCGCCGCTCCGCAGCGGCGAGCCGCTCAAGCTCAAGAGTCACATACCGGTCGGCGATCTCCGCATCGTTGGCCGCCGCCTGCTCAAGCGCCCGCCGCGCCTCCTGCGCCACCCGCCCCGGCGACCCGCCGAACACCGCAACCCACGCGGTGCGCTCATCCTCGGGGTCGGCGCCGGCGATCTGCTCGATCGTCATCCCGCTCGACAACGCGGCGAGCAGCCGGCGGCGCCGGTCGGCGACCTCGGCCTGCTTGAGCCGGGACGCCGTCACCGGGCCGCCAGCCGCGACGCCTGCACCCACGCCTCCCCGACGACCCCATCCGCCCCGGTCCCCGCGATATGCACCAGCGGCGCCCGGCAGATCTCGGGCACATGCTCGGGCCAGTCCCGGCACACATGCCAGTCGCCCTCGGCGAAATCCGAGATCGTCACCGCCGTCCCCGGCGGGAACCGCTCATCGGCCACGTAGTACCCGCGCCCGGTCACCGTCGCCGACGAGATCCCCGGCCCCTCAGGCACCCCGGAGATCCCGCCCGTGTCAGGATCGCACGCCAGGCCAGCCGGCAGCCCGGCCGCTGAAAACCGCAGACGCTCACCCATGATCGCCAGGGTAACGCCACACGACCAGCCCAGCCGAGCCGGCGCGGCAAACCCGCCCCGCCAGACCCCCGGCAAGCTCCCCAAACACCCCCGCAACCCGCTGTAACCCCCGGTCACCCTCGGCCACGGTGCGAACAGGCCACCAAACGGGGAGAAAAAAGGCGCCGGGT